TCATCTGTAAGAGTTAGCTCGTTAAACTTTAGTTCAAGAATGTCTGTCTTTTCTCTAATAATTCTTCCGATAAGCTTTTCAATGTTTCTTTGCATTGGTCTGGCCACCTGCTCTTTAAATGTACGGTCTTGAGCAAGTGCAGCAGCAATATTAGAAGCATCAGATCCACCAATCTTAGATAGTGGAACCTGGTGTGCAATTAGAATGTCATCACGGTTACGAAGTCTATATTCATTGAATGATGCCTCTTGGACACCATTCTCAATAGGCTTCATTTCAAACTCTACCTTGTTGGTGTCAGAGTCTCCTGGCAATGGAATGTATAGGGTTCTATGTGACTGCCCCTTCAAGTTTGTCTGAAGGAATCTGAATAGCTTGTCTTCAGCCTCAGAAGATAGCTTTGCACCCTTAAGAGTTACAACATAACGTGGCACAGCCTTGTTACTAAAGTAGTCAATGTTGTACTGTGATGCTAGCTGGTCTCCGTGTAGAGAAGATACGGCAGACATGATGTCTGGAATACCGTAGTAAGTGTTTAGTGGAGAGTATTGCTTGAAGTGAATAATCTCATTTGGACGTGGGTCACCAGTAATTGGGTTTACATTCTTTGCCCCGAAGTTTCGGAAGTAAACAACCTTGTGACCAATAATCTGAACGTAGCCATCCTTTAGTCTGCGAACACGCATAGTCGTAGATGGAATGTGTCCAACATATCCAATCTGACCTAGAGTGGTTCTACCAATTTCTAGATATCCGTTTCCAGTTGCCTCGTAATCAGTCAGAACCTTCATCATTACATTTGTAAAAGACTCTTCGTCATTAAGGTTTTCAATCCAGTCACGAAGCTCAATCTTCATACGCTCAATACGACGACGGGCTTTGTCACGTGCTGAGTCGTTATCATTAGCCTCAATAGCCATCATTGTGCGATCAGAAACATGGAAATCATAGCCAAGTCCAACAATGTTCTCTACCTTAGCATCAATTGCTGCGTGGTTAGCAAACGAAGTGTCGTAGAAGTTAGCCAACTCATAAAGGTTCCATGGTGGAGTGATGACATCAAACATACCATAACCATTGCGATATACGGTTCCTGGATTAATCTCTTTAGATCTGGCACCGTCAATACCACGGCTAACTGAGTATGCACTGTCAAGATACAGTGGGCTGTTTACATCTAGATCCTTTGGAATCTGAGTTTCATAAGCTTTTGCAATTCTCTCAGAGCGACGCTTAAAGTTTTTCTCTAGGCCATCTAGATTTTTTAACTGATCCCACTCTTTGTTGAATGGGTCTTGTGCCTTAAAGATATCATCCTGGTTTCCAAAATCTGGCAAACCAATATCTCTAATGTAAAGTTCTTCTGACATTAGCCTTCATCTCCATATAGCCTTAGTGTATCTTGGGCTGCTTTGACTGCACCAAGGTCATTAAGGTTTGGGATTAGACCTTGCTTCATTCTATCTACTTGTTCTGAATATTCTTCATCTGTTACCCTTCCCATTCCTGGAAAGAAGATTGGCTTACCGTTAGGCTCACCGTGGTGTGCTGCAGCTTGGCGAAGCTTGTGCAGCTGTATTTCGTCACCCCTATGGGACGGAATGTTTAGGATGTTTCCCTGACCATCCGTAAACCATTTACCGTTTTCTCTCTGCCAAACATAGATACCCCAATCATAGTTTTTATCTAGGACTGTTACCTTTGAATTACCAATTTGATTGAGATTTTCCTTATTCATAACCAATAGTATACCATACTATACGGCTTGATAGGTGTTAGTCTTCCATGTGATGTTATTATAAACCTTATAAGCATAGTCACCAAACTTTGTCTCTATAGAGTCATCTACGATTATCTTATTAGTTCCAGTGTAGGCTTTGTAGATGTCGGATGGGTCAACGCCATAGTAGCTGGTGGTTGAAATAACGAGAACCTCCTGCCAAAGATATGGAATTGCATTCCAGTAGTTCCAGTCTAGAGTTAGTGCTCCAGCCTTTTCTACCTTAAACCAAGGTCTTTCTACAACGCTCTGGACCTCTTGCAAGTTTGTAGACTTATAGTAAGATATGCTATTGAACGTTAATGGTCCATTAATACGCAAAGCACCCTCATAATTATTAAAATCTTGAGTATTTGCAAACCTAATTCCAATAGTTGACCATTGCTTAACTGTTATGGTTGGGTCCTTTACCAGCTTTCCGTTCAGATAGAATGCTAGACCATTTTCTACCTGCCCTCTGGAATTAAGTGCATAAATCTTTGCCCTCTTGCCAGATGGGTGTGTGGCAACCATATAAAACTTAATGTAGGAGTTTTTACTCTGTAGTTCAAAAATCTGTGTAGGTGCGTATGGGAAAAAGTCTTGATCAAATCGAACTGACATTTGCATAGCGATTACCTTGTGATTGTCAGATCTTGACTGGTTGATTGGCACGGCAACTCCACGATTAACAGTTGGATCATACTGGCCCTTAATTGTTATACCGCTATTCCTTGTCATATAAAGATATGGGGTGCTGCCCTTATAAATAGTGAATGGATTATCCTGCTTATATGTAAAGTAGAATCCATCTTTTCTATATGGATATATATCATTTCCAAATCTTGTTCCAATAGCGGTGGCGGATGTTTCAGAAAGTGATAGTGAGCAATACTCTAGTCTTCTGATTGCTATTGGAGTATCTACAATACTTAGAGTCTTTGCCTCAATGTGAGTTACTATTGCAAGGTCTTCGAAAGATACGGAGCTTGGCGGATAGATAACCATATTGTCTACCACCTCATACTTTGTATTCAACCAGTTGTCTCCTGGCTTAAGAATTCCGTCTTTAGACGGTCTCTCCTCATCAATAAAATAACTTAAGTTTTTGTTTGGGCTATCTGCCAGTAGCTGAAATGTAACATACGTTTTTACGACAGATGACGACGTGTCGTATTTATAAGTATTGACTGCTTTATTTTTTAAATCTTCGTAGTTTTCAAAACCAGTAAAAAGCTGATTGTCTAGTGATTCGTACGACCTGCTGATTGGGTTAGAGTATTCTGATGCCAGCTCTTCATAGCTCCAAGATCCAGAAGTTTGCTCTTGAATAAAGATAGATGGTGCTGGATAGTCAATGTTAAACTGCAAGAAATCTAGGTCTAGCCTGTTGTCTCCCTTGGCATCAGGTACGAGCTTTGCAAATGTAGACAGTGGCACATAGTCTTGCCAATAAGAGTTTGATCCTACTGCCAGACCAAACCCAGAAATCTTGGAGTCTACCAGAGACAAGTTATAGCTTGCTATGTGAGAGAGCATTACGCTGTTTGCATATTGCCCTAGTGTTCCACCATCATACAAAAACTCATAAACCGTAGTGTTATATAGCTCTGCATCTGCAACAGGAGAAAGGATGTTTCCATCTACAAACTCATCTGAGAATGCTAAGCCTGACTCACTAAAAATAGATTGTATCTCAGATAGGTTTTTATCAGAGCATACTCCAACTGAGTAAACGTTACCAGTAAAGGTTTGAGTGAAGTCTTTTCTTCCTCCAACGTACAAAGACATATTAGAGAGCTTTCCAAAAAACTGTGCAACCTTTTCTCCATAAAAATTAGAGAATTTTTGAATATCAATTCCAACTACAAAGTCTTCTCCAAGAAAGTATCTTTGCTTTGAATCTATAACTGTTATGCCATCTGCATCTTTGAGGATGTAGTCAATGCTATCTTCAGACATAGATATCTCAAAATAAGAATTAAACACGTTATCCTCTATCAGAAGGATGGTTTGTCTTTCTGAAAGAACACCTGTTTCCCTACAAATTACATAGAAAGCCTTAGGCTGACTAGAGGCTAGAGAGAGGTTGTCAATGTAAATATATCCATTTGTATTATTCCACCCAGAATTAGGCCTTAAGGATATAAAGTTTTTGTCGCTATTCTGAGCTAGCTTTATGTCTGATAGCCATTGCTCCTGAGCCTTATTGTCAAAGACTAGGGATGCGTTATCATACTGATTAAATCCTAGAGAGTTTCCGTTTATTCTTAGATTGTCGTATGCTCCCTGTGACCACCTACCAATGCTAGGATAGCTATAATTTTTGGAATACTTCGAAAAAGGATAGTCAATAAAAATAGAACTTCCACTATATGAGTTGTTTATGTTTTCTGGAAACTCAACACCCTGACCATAAATAAATCTTCTTTTTGCAACTTGAAGTGGAACTCTATAGCCATAAATTGCAACTGCGTCTACTTCAACTGGAGATACATCCTCGTATGACCAAAATCCCATCCAATCATTGTTAACGGCTGTACCGCTAATCAAAGATTCCTGAGCTGTCATTTGAATGTTAGCAGCATCTATAAGTACCTCTCCAACCTGCTCGCCATTGATAATCATAGATATGGATGATGGGGAGTATCTGATCTGAACAAGCATTGGCCTATACCATTCCCCAACAAAATGCTTAATAAAGCTATCTGCTACCTTTAATGAAATAAATGGTCCACCAACATATATTCCATCATCGCCCCTGATACTACCAAAAATCTTCTTATCTGCTACAGCATCTGAATTAACTCTGATCCAAAACTCAACAGTATACTCTTTATACTTTCCAGATTCGTTTAGGAATCCCAGGGATGGAAATACTAAAGATGGCCTATCTCCAAGACCCTGCATAGTGGTAACATTATTAGTTCCATATACCATTGGGAATCCGCTGTTCTTGGCCTTTAGTGTATTATTTTCCACAAGGTAGTACCCGTCAAAATTCTGCAAACCATATGACTGTGCTGGAATACCGTAAATTCCAGACTCTCCAAAGATATTCTCAGGTAGTTCAACTACATCCTGTCCCAAAGAAGATGAGTTAAACTCTTCTGACCACTGTCCAAGCGAAATTCCATTTACCAAAAAGCTGTAGTTTTCTAGATCGTCTCCCTCAAAGAATCTAGCACGGATAACAAATCTAAGCATTGAGCTTTGAATTACAGGAGTAAATGTCTCAGATATGAATATCCAGCTTCCATAAATTTCAGTAGAGAAAAACTTTAAATTCTGTATAGTTGATCCACTAACGCTATCATAATATTCGTATCCGATGTCAAATCCAGAGATATATGGGGTATTGGAATATAGAAACGCTGATGCTGTTACAGTTGATAGTTCTTGGCTTAGACTTTCAAATGATACGATATCTGGGCTAATGCATGTTACTGCAAACTCTTTTTCTGAAACAGTGTCCGCAGTGACTTTTGAAACATGGCTTGTAGGAAATGGCTCATCAATGGTGTCTGTTGCTAGTTCAGCAATACCGCCATCAAGATCCCATGAAACAAGACTTCTTTGACTTTCTGAAATCAGAGATACGTAATCAGCAGAGTCATCCAGTGGCCAAAGGGCAATGGGGTGTTCAGAAAACACTTTTTCTGCATAAAGATTAGATGGATTAGACATTGTTCACCACCTATAGTTTACCACAGACTAAACCAATAAATGCCAAAAGGCTGGTGACATATACTTGGTTCCATTAGTAATTTCTCTGGATTCATGGAAAAATGGTGGTGTCGATGGGAACATGATCAAACTGCCAGCAGTTGGCTTAATAACTACCCCATGATCTGGAAAAGCTATTTCTCCACCAGAGTAGTTATCATTAAGATATAGCACAGCAGAAATGTGCTCAGTTGTAGGGTTTGGAGAAGAATCTGTGTGTGGCCCCATAGATGTCCCTGTAAAATATTTACTTATGCTAATTGGCATTTGTGTGCCAAGAATTACGCCAATAGACTTAGCATAGTCTTCTCCATACTTAGAAAGCGTATCCTTTAGCAATAAATACACAAGCTTTACTTTTTCTGGTGCTGCATCAAACTTATCTTCATTTGTTGCTTTTCTTTTACCAAAAACATACGAATCATCGCTTGAAGACCATGTGTGCCAGTTAGAAATTAATGATGTGTCAGATAAATATTCATCAGATGATTCAATTGCATATACTAGCTCATGTGGATCTTTTATTACAGACTCGTAATAAAATATCTTTTCTGCAAAAACTGTAGGGTTCATAATATTAGGCAAGTCTATTACCCTTTGCCCATTCTTCTTTTTGCTTAGCCTGCTGCTCTCTAACTTTTCTTGTTTCTTCTTCCCACCAAGACTTTTTTTCCTCAGAATATTCTACGTCAGCAAAGTCCCAGAAAGACACCATGGTATATCTAGTGCCAGCAGTAATTTCTGTAACGCCATGAATATTCTCTACTCCACCAGGAAAAGTAATTAGGGCATACGGAGTTGGCTTGAAGGAGATATTGTGATCTGGAAAATACAGGTCTCCACCTTCATAATTACCATTTAAATATAAAATCGCAACATACTTATTAATCTCAAATGCGTTAGGTTCTCCATGATTATCAGAATTATCTGAGTGTGGATTAGCAAACCCTCCAACATCCCACTTTTGAGCATGAGAAGTGTTAGCCCTAACTTCTCTGCCAAAGACATCTTCTACATGAGCCTTAAACTGTTCACGAAGATTGTCAAAGAAATCGCCAGAAAGGTTATAGTCTGCAAGCATTGGATCATTTGCCTGCAGCCCCATTCCAGATGATCCATAGAAAGCAATATCTCCCCACATTTCAGCCTTGGCCTCAAAGTAGCTGATCATATTTTTTGCATCTTCTGGGCTTACAAAGTTTGGAATCTCTACAATCCTATTGTCTTTAATGCCAAGAATACTATTTTCAATTGGCTCATCCTTGTAGTAAATAAAGCTATCTTTGTTAATAACATTAGACATTGTCTACCTCCGAATTTTTGTGAGAAAGAATTGTCCAGAAAAATGGACATGTATATCTAATTCCACTAGTAACTTCAGTAATTCCATGAATATAGTTCATATCTCCAGGGAAGAAGTATGCAGCTCCACGCTTTGGCTTAAACTTAATATCTTGATTTGGAAAGTAGAGCTCTCCGCCTTCATAGTCATCATTTAAGTACACAATTGTTGCAATATCGTACCATGGGAAATCATTTGGCTTTCCAGCGTTATCTCCATCATGAAGCTCTTTGTCTGCGTGTGGCATCTGTAAGTTCCCAGGAAGCCATCTAACAAGGGCAGGAGAGGTTGCTGTGGCATCAACACTAAAAAATTTATCGATTTCAATCTTTAGCCTTTTAACAATTGACTGGATTAGCTCTACTGTCTCTGGGCTAGTGCTATTAATTGTTGGATAAGTTGCTACACGACCATCCCAATAACCAGAGTCATAAATAACAGTTCCGTCTTCATTATAGTGTGTTTGAGTTACATCCCAGCTTTCATTGTTACGAATAAAGCCATTAAGTGCTTGAAGCTCTTCTTCGGTCAAAAAGTTTTCAAGAGTTCCGATCATTTCTGGGCTATTTCCAAAAAATCCAGATGGTGTTATTGACACAGGGTTACTGTTGTGATTATTAGTATATTGATTTTCCATAAATCAATTATAGCATGTTAGTCATACTTGCGTCTTTCCCAAACATCTCTCTGATACACACCACCACTTGGTTTGCGGTATTTAAAGCTATTAGCCATATTTTTAGTATATATTTCAGAAGGATTCTCTATAGTTATTTCTGACTTCCAGTCTTCACGCTTAAATGGTATGATCTGTGCGTATGGAGTTCCTGCAGGGATAATTCCCTCAAATCCCTTTGCTACAAAAAATGGCATAGTTCCTGGCAAATGAACCTTATCATTGTCAATGATTCCGCTAGTAGTTAAAAATGGTAAATCAAACCTATTGAAGGGCTGTGAGTATAATGCACTGTATCCAGCTGGTAACTCTACTGCCCAATCAGACCACCATGCAAAATGATTTTCATAATATCCCCATGGGGTTTCAAACTGTGGCATGGGAGATCTAACATGAAGAAAGTCTCTGTATTGATCATCTAATACTTTTCCTACAAGCATTCCAGAATCGTCAATAGAGAATTCGATATCACAAGGAGTTCTGTAGACATACCCAGTAGTCATAATGTCATATAGTGCTGGACAAGCTTTCCAGGTAACTACCCTGCCACCATCTGGTCCAATCCATGGTTCTCCGTTTGGATCTAATGCATATCTATCAGCATCTTTATACCATACTGGAATTGCTTTGCTAGTTGGAGTTGGTTTGGACATACTATCCTCAGTTAGCCAAGATCTATTAGATACAAACTTAACCCTTTTGCTCATTTATAACTTTCATAACTAGTTTTTTAGATTCGTGTTCTCCAACTGATTGCCCAGTATGGTCAACCGCATCTCTGTAAAAATGAGTCCAATCTCCTACAGAATTTCTAGCCATAGATGCCTCAGATCTGCCAGACATTCTATCGGCCCACTCATTAGTCTGCCAGAGTGTAGGAACTTCATTTTTTACAACAACATCATAAGACTGTATGTCTTTCAAAGATATTGGCAAGATGGAAGCAATTGGTGTTCCAGCTGGAATAGTGATTTCAATATTAGGGATCGTAATCATCCAAGCAATAGGAAAGTCAGTTTCTAGAACCGATGTGCTAATAACTGTAGTTATGCACTGTGCACCTGGAATAAACTGGTTTGGAACTGGCATAGTTAATAGTGACAGGTTTTTATCTGTATGAAAATGAATACCAGTATTAAAACTTATTGTACGATTTCCACGATCAGCATGAACATATTTTTCACCAGACAAAATTCTCACGTGGTTTGGAGTAGAGTCATTAATTCCATCCCAAATAAATGTAATGTCTTCTGGAAACGATATACCCCAACCTAGTCTATTTGCCAAAGACATCGGGAAGCAGTGATATGCATGACGATCAAATGTTAGATCCATCCAGTCACGTTTCATCTGAATTTGATCAATGTCTCCAGCAAAATCGTTAAGTCGATAAGCCGTTACCTTCATATATCAGTTTCCTGTTTCTATATAAAATTCTGGTTTATGATATTTGTCAGAGTAATCAAGCATTGTAACGATGGAATACTTTGTTCCAGAAGTTACTGGCATAGCTCTATGTGGATACATAAAATTAGATGGGAACAAGAAGAGATCTCCAGCTTTAGCCTTAACATTTAGATTTTGGATTCTAAAAAATAGTTCTCCACCTTCATAATCATCGTTAGGGTAAGATACTGCAGAAAGCACACAATTATAAGAGTATCCATTATCGTGGTGCTCTTGGAAGTGCTGACCTGGACCATACTTAATAAAGTTCATGGCCTCCCAATACCTTAGCTCACCAATATTGAACATTTTGCAATAATGCTTTACTGCCTGTAGTTGTCTATAGTAAACATCTTCCCAAAGCTTCTGAAGCTTTAAAGACTCTTCACTAAGATCATGTTCAATGTCTGTTTTCTTAAACTTAAAATCTACACAATCACGATACTCTGGAATTTTCATTCCATAGCCAACCATAGCCTCTTGATAGGAGTACATGTTTGACTCATCTAACAAAACATTTTCAAGTCTACTTATGATTTCCATTTCAGTTGGTAGAACGTCATGGTATACCATAATTCCGCTACCAAGATCTTCTACTGATGACCAAGTAATTTCGTCAATCTTATAAAAGTTTTGAATTCTTTCGTGAATGTTGTCTTCAGCCATCTTATCTTCCTAATAGGTAATCTTTGTTGGGTCTAAATCTCTATAGTTAAAGTATCTCAAACCACCACGATCATTGTAGTCTGTCATAATAACTATACAATATTTCTTTCCAGAGATCATATCTTGAGATGCATGCTCATAGATATATGTTGATGGGAATACAACCACATCTCCAGCCTTTGGCTTAATTGTTAAATTGAACCTTGGAAAATAAAGCTCTCCACCTTCATAGTCGTCATTTAGATATGCAACTACCGATATTGTAGTTACGTATGCTGGACCATGATCAGCATGAATCTTAAAGTGTGTTCCTGGACCATCATACTTGACAAAATTAAATGCCTCATAGTAATTAACACCGACACCCCAGTAGCTACCATAATCATCAACGCATGGTTTGATAGATCTAAACGCAGACTCATGTATTCTGTACAAGTCCTTGTTGCTTTCATCAAGTGGGCCAAGTGAGCCAGAGTTCATTTTAAAGTCAACGCAATTTCTAACAGAGCTTAAAACTTCATCTGCCTCAGTAACTGTTGCACCTTGCCAAGAGTAGTGTGGTGCACTACCGTCCAACTTGCTTTCTAGAGTGTTGATTATGTCTATTACAGAGTTTTCGCTAATCGCATTATTGTATATATTGATTCCAAGTGCTGGATTAGATACCGTAATACCGTTTCTAGCAAGCCTATCTGGCATTCTATTAGAGTCTGTTTCGGATCTGTCTTTCGTTAACCAAGGATTATTTATCATTAGTAAATTATAACATAAATCTCAGTAACTAAACCTAGTACCGAGATCTATGCTATAACTAACTTACTATACAAATCGTATACGGAATCCTGGGAAGAACGGTGGGAAGAATGGGAAGAATGGGAAGAACGGTGGTGCAAATCCTGGGAAGAATGGGAAGCTTGGTGGGAAGAACGGTGGGAAGAACGGTGGGAAGAATGGAGATAGTGTGGTTACGTTATTAGAATCAGCAGAATATACACCAACACCATTTGAATTCTCAGCACGAATCTTGTATGTCTGAGCTGTTCCACCCTCCTGAGTAATGTTAGTAGTGACACCAGGAAAATTCACTGTACCAGTCTTGCTGTCAGAAGATGTCCAGCGGTATAGAGTAATTGCCTTACCACCAGTTGCTGGAGCAGTCCAGTCAAGCTTGTCCTGGTTTGTCTGAGCAGTAGCTGTTGGAGCTGACATGGTTGCAGGAACTGTGGTTGCAGTAACTGTAGTGGTAGATGATGCTGGTGATGTTCCAGCTGCATTTGTAGCAGTTACGCTAATTGTATAAGTAACGTTAGAGGCAAGATTTTCTACAACAATTGGAGACGAAGAGCCAGTAGCAGTTCTAGTAGTCTGACCATTTGCTGTGGCTGTAACGGTAAACGAGGTCGCTGCTGGAGATAGTGCTGGAAGAGAGAAAGATACGGAAGCTGCACCATCGTTAAATGGCCTATTAGTACCTACGTCCGTAGCGGTTACGTTAATAGGTGCTAATGGCTCTAGAAAGTCATTCTGTGCTGCTGACTTCTTACCTGCTCTTTTATTTACTGCCATTTATTTAATCTCCTTAAATTAAGCTGTCAAATCTCCATAAACAACCCATGTGTTTGCTGCTCTCTTAAATAGTGTAGCAGATGACCACTGGGTACGTAGCTTAAGTCCTGGGGTGGCGTTTACTGTTACACCACCAGCACCAGCAATTGTTACCTGACCAGTATTGGTTTGAAGCACATCGATTGATGTTCCAATTGGGAAATTGAATGTCGAATCAGCTGGAATTGTTAGGGTAGTAGCTGAAGTTGAGGACATCTCAATAAGGTCATCCCTTTCAACACCAGAAAGTGTGTTAGAAGATGTTCTTTGAATAATAACTGTACGTGATGGGACACCTTCAAGAGTCTGAGTACCGTCAGAGAACGCAACACCTGAGCTAGCAGTAACTAGTCCAGAGAATGTTGGGGCATCTACAACTGAAATTGTAGCTCCAGACTTTCCGATGTTAGTTCCAGCAACAATTGCCTCTGAAGCATTGAACTGAGCGTAGTTAACTTCTGTTGTTCCAATTGTAATTGTGCCTGTAGTGCTTAGGATGAATCCCTTAGAACCGTTGGTTGAACCACCTGTTACGAATACGAAGTCACCGTTTGCCAACTCGCCTGCTGGGTTGTTGTCTGCGTCTGCTGCACGAGTCACTACCCATGGGGCACTTCCGCTACCAACAGCAGTTACGGTATAAACACCATTTTGCTTAGCATCTGTTTGTGCACGAAGAAGGATTCTACTACCAACAGAAACGGATACACCATCAATTGTACCAATTGAACCATTTGATGCCTTGGTGATCGTTGCACCCACGCCGTTGGTTCCATTGTTGTATGTGCCATCAAGGTTTCCTGATGTTGCTGCAACTACTGGCTGGTGGAAGTTAATTCCAGCTGCTAGGCCATCAACATACTGCTTTGTTGCTGCATGTAGGTCAGATGTTGGTGCACCAGATAGAGTCAGAGCACCAGTTAATGTACCGCCAGATAGGTTTAGCTTTGCATCTAGAGCATTCTGAGTAGCAGTAGAAACTGGCTTGTCGGCATCTGCAGTGTTGTCTACGTTTCCGAGTCCTACGTGAGCCTTAGTTACACCAGAAACAGTACCAGTGAATGTTGGGTCTGCTGTAGGTGCCTTAGCATCTAGCTGTGTCTGAATGGCAGAGGTAACACCATTTACATATCCAAGCTCAGTAGATGAAACATCTCCGATAGTCGTTGTGCTTGGTAGCGATACATTTCCGCTAAATGTTGGACCGCTTAGCGGTGCATATGTTGACGAAGCCGTTGCTGATGCAAGCTTAGCGTCTAGCTGAGCCTGAATTCCAGAAGTTACTCCATTTAGGTAGCCAATTTCTGTAGAAGAAACATCGCCAATAGATGTAGTTGTCGGTAGAACAACAGTTCCATCAAAAGTTGGGTTAGAAAGATTTGACTTGGCATCAAGAGCATCTTGAATGTCGCTAATCTGATCCTGCACATTGCTAGTAACTGTAGCAAGATATCCAATCTCAGTGCTAGTCAGAGATCCGATATTGGTTGTAGCTGGGAGATTGATAGTTCCAGAGAATGTGGAGTCTTCTAGTATGCCCTCAACTGCTGTAGCAATTTCTGCGACTACTGATTCGCTATCCATGAGAAATGGTGCATCTGTCCAAGTGGTAGCACCATCACCCATCTTTAGTCCACCAGTTGTTGTATTGAATGCAAGTGTACCTGCAGGAATAATAGAGCTATCTGCCTGCCACTGAGTAGTTGTTTGCTTAATTATTGGAACAACTTTAGAAACAAAGTTAGGGTCATCTCCAAGAGCTGCAGAAATTTCTTCTAGGGTATTAAGCAGTTCTGGGGCATCGGCAATTAGATTTCCAAGCTGGCTTACTGGAATTGCACCAGAGCCATCTAGAGTAGCTACACCATTAGCAGCACCCTTTTGCGTTAGAGGAATGTAGTCATCAAAGTTGCCATCCAGTGCTGTTTCATCTAGGAAGTATCCAAGGTCATCCCACTGGCTTACTCCGTCACCCATCTTAAACTTGTTGGTGTCGATTTCAAAACCGATTTCACCAGCTGCCAGGACTGGGTTTGCTGATATCCACTGAGACGCAGTTCCTCTGCGTTGCTGCATTCTAGTTGCCATTTAATTACTCTCCTAATGGGTTCTGCCCATACATATTTAATTATACCGCTATTTTACTAATTAAAGTTATCAACAGCAATACCGCCACTCCACGTATCTGCCCAGTCTGTAGCATCTGGACCTAAGGCATCATAAGTGAACTGGAACGTACTTGTTGGTGATCCACCATCAACAAAGATAGAAACAATTCTTCCATCTCCATCAATTGATGTATCGTGAATGTGATCTTGTAGGTAGTTTGCATCTTCTATTGTTGCTAGTGCAATCCATGAAGATCCATCAAAAATGTGAAGCCTTTGAGAAACAATATCTAGCCAGAGCTGACCGTCTTCTGGTGATGTGGGAACATCTGCAGAAACGACTGGTATGGCGATGCTTTCTACATAAGACTTAGTTACTGCATGATTGTCTTGAGTTGCAGGAGATATTGTGACGGTACCGCTAATTACGGAATCGGCACCTACCTGGATTCCGTTTTTAACCTTAAAGTCTTTGTTATTTATTGTCATCTTCTCCCCTATTAAAGAATAGTGTTAATCCTTCCATCGCCATCAATCGCATCGTTATGAATGTGATCTGCAAGCGTATTTACATCTCCCATGGTTGCCAATGTAATCCATGACGATCCGTTATAAATCTTCATTCTAGACTCTGAAGAATCTACCCAAATTCTTCCAGGCCACACCTCTAGTGGATTGGTACTGGCTACAGCTCCGAAAGCAAGCTTTTTTACAAAAGCCTTTGTTGACGCATGGTCACTTTCGGTTGGCTCAGCAATTTCTAATGTTCCATTAATTATTGCATTAGATGAAACCCTAAGACCATTCTTAATCTTAAAGTCATTATCATCTGTAGCCATGTACCTCTCCTATTTATTTGTAATTATGCTAGCAGTGTGCCAACTACGGTAACTGTAGAGTTGTTGTTAGCTGTGGTTACATCTAGGCTAACTACACCAGCAGCTACGCTAGCAGAAATACTAGATGCAGAGCCATTGGTTCCAACAATTCCATACTCAGTAATTGCAACGTTGTCAGAAGTATCTAGGGTCAAAAGAACCTTAGAGATTTCTGTGTGGGTTCCATATGCTACCTTTACTAGGAATTCTGCAGAGCTGTAGTCTGCTGAGTTCCAGGTGTAAGCTGACTGAACACCTGCTGTTGCAGCTGATAGAGTAGCAGCAATCTGAAGAGCTACTTCATCAATGCTTACTGTAGCAAACATTGAATCTGTGCCCTGAAGAGCGTCTACTGCACGTTCATTTGTGAAGTAAAGGTTGTCCTCTCCCTCATCAAGGTCGTCAGTTGTGGAGTCTGCTACACCGTTTTCTGCGGTAATAGTAAGACCTGATCCGTTACCAGTAATCGTGATGTTTGTAAGAGTTGCACCAGTTAGAAGCTCTGCAGCATCTGTCTTTGCACGTGACTCTGTGTAGTATAGATTAGTAACACCCTCTTCAATATCATCGCTGTCTAGTGCACTGATTGCATTGTCAGTGTAATCGTTAGCATTTGCTTCAGCAGTAGAAGCTGAACCTGCTGCATCGTAAGCTGCAGAAGTAGCATCAAGAGCTCGCTGGTTTGTGAAGTATAGGTTTGAACCTTCTTCAATGTCGCCAGTGTCTAGAGCGTTGATTGCGTTAGTAGCGAATGTCTCTGCTGCAGTCTGAGCTGCATCTGCAGCACCAAGTGTGTCCCATAGACCTTCGTTTGCAGTAACTGCACGAGAGTTTGTGAAGTAAAGGTTTGATCCTTCAGCTACATCGTCAGTGTATAGACCAGTTACAGAGATGGTCTCATCTACAATAGAGATGTTTGAACCTGCAGTAAGTGTGTCCTGCTTTCCAGCAACCAAGTTAGCAACATCAGTTGCGTAGTTTGGGTTGTCAGCAATAGCTGCAGCTAGCTCATTTAGAGTGTCTAGAAGAGCTGGAGCACCATCTACAAGAGCAGCAACTTCCTGATCTGTATATGCCTTTGCATCTACAAGTGCCTGGTCAGCAGATCCTGCTTCATCGTAGTTAACTGCAAGACCATCTGCATAGTTCTTAGCATTCTGTTCTGCATCGGCAGCAACGTCATCTGCGTAGTCCTTAGCGTTCTGCTCTGCATTGTTAGCCTTTGTAGTTGCATCTGAAGCAGCAGCAGAAATTGCATCTGCCTCAGCAGTGTCTGCATATGACTGGTAGGCGGTTGTAATAGCTGTTTCACGACCATCCGTGTAGTCGTTGGCAGCTTCCTCAGCAGCATCTGCCTTTGAGGTTGCATCTAGTGCAGCTGCATCAATAGCTTCCTGCTTAGCAGTTGCAATTGCCGAATCACGGTTTGTGGCTTCTTGTCCAACTGCAGATGTAACATCTGAGTTTGTTGCAAAGTCATATGAACCAGTTAGGTCATCTGCAATTCCATCAACATCTACGTTGATGGTCGATCCATCTGTAGTGAGTCTGGTTCCTGCAATGTCTTCTACAATTCCTACGAGGTCAAGGGAAAGCTCTCCAGCACCGTCTACTGATAGGTTTGTACCTACTGACTTAACTAGGGTTTCTCCACCGATTAGATCGATGATGAAATCCTGGTCTGCCTGCTTCTTGGTTAGAATGTCGAAGTTATTAATCCTACCAGTGGTACCTTCGACAATAAGCCCACTCTTAATTTTAAAGTCTTTTACGACTGTAGCCATTTTTATCTCCTCTTAATTATGCTTTAAGTCCAATACGTGCATAACGTACTGTGACTGGCTTTATGACTGAATCTGGGGTAACTGTAAGTGCTACAGTATTTCCAGCCCTAGAGACACTAATGGTGCCCATATTCCCATCGTTGTCTATCGTGCCATACTCAGAAACAGAAACATTTTCTCCGTCTACTAAGATGGTCAACTCTGTGGCATAAAAGTAATTATCTCCCTGAGAAGTCTTTGACAATGAAATAATATACTTAACCATTCTCCATACCGTTGCATCAAAGCTATCAACTACGGTTGGGTTTTCGATACCGTTTATCGTGGTTTCGTTATTGCCAGATGTTCCAAGATCAGTAGCCTGACCAGATGTGGTATCAATAAGATCTCTGTAATCTTCCTGTGTAGGACGATCTCCAGTCTCAAAGCGTGTTTTTACATAAGGGATAGAGGTTCTTGCCATGCTTTAATTATACAGGCATTTTATAGGATGTAGTTGCTATACCCAATGACCTGAATACCAATACCTGGTACATTGTTTGGACCGTGCCCTTCAATACCTATATTTGTAAATTTAATTCTAAATGGGATTGTTTGATTTATTAATACCGTTCTTTTTGGACGAACAATATTAAAGATTGGAAAAGTTTTAGATGACAGCCTTCTGGTTTTAACCTTCTGCTCATCTATAATGACCGATTTAGCCATTAGTCAGTTACATCCTCAAGGATAATCATCTTGCCCTGAGCTACTGTCCAGACAATTAAATCATTGTCTGTTGATAGCTGGATATCAAAGATGTCGCCAGTTTCTAGATCGTGAGACTCTGATGCTGTTAGAGATACAGTAAATTCTCCTGGGGCATCATCTGGATCAGCTTCAGGAGTAAGCGTCATAACCAACGTTGCATCGTCTGTAATTACTCCAAGGTTTGCAGAAGAGTTAGGTCTCTTAACTTTCATAGAAATATCCCAGTCTGGAATATTCAATGCTTGCTTTGCATCATCAGTCACATATACCCTGAATGAAGCGGTATCACCACGGACAACTGTCCAGTTAACAATAGGTGGTTTATTTCCAACGTCATAAGACGAAGCAGATCCTCTAGTAGTAGCCATAAGTTTATTATACACTAAGCTAAGCCAGCTTTAAGTGCCCCCCAAGTTCCATTTCCTTTTGCCTCAACAATGATTAGTCCTGCAGACGCTGCATAAGCAACAATGCCTACTGCACCACCAACATCTTGTTGAGTTGTCAAACCACCAGAGGTGCCTGCATACAGAATGTCTCCAGCAGTAAATCCAGAAGTATTAATATTTTCTAGAATTCCAGAAACAACAACAATTCCATTTACGCCATTGGCAATATTTGTCTTAGCTAGACCAAGAATTGGCTGTGTTGTTGAAGAGGTTGCCTTAGCAACCGTAGTTGCAGTCGTGTATCCAGTAACGTAGACTGGATCTCCTGCAGATATGCTCTGACCACTGCTATTCAAGACTCTGATCTGTGAATAAGATGCTAGTGGAAGAACTGTTTCTAGCTTATCAACTAGCTGACGCAAATCACCATGCACATTAACTGGGTCAGCAGATAATGGGTAAGGTAGGTCATAGTTTTGAGATTCGCCAGTAGCCATAACTTTTATTATAGCATGACAAAATGACTAAAAAGTGGTATAATTTTAGGACAAGACCCTTAAACAAGGTCTTTTTGCTTTAGGAGGTGCAATTTGAAAAGAGTTGCAATACTAGGAGCGGTAGTAGTATTACTTGGCTGTTCTGCAGCTACCGTGGCTGATGACCATAAATCATTAAGTACAATTGAATATACAACAAAGCCAACGATTGAGACCATGTCTTTAATCATTGAAACAAGCAAGACACAAACTAGACTTGAGCAGGAAGCTGCTGAAGCACTACAAAAAAAGATAGACCTAGCTGAATACAACAAGTCGCTTCTGAAGAACAAGGAAGCTCTAGGCAAAAGACTTGACCTACTTGAAAAGTATGTAGGAAAAACCTGGTATGTATTTAGTGGATCTTCTACGTCTGGATGGGACTGCTCTGGAATGACTAGATGGTTCTATGAAGGACTTGGAGTTGAGCTAGATCATTCTGCAAGTAAGCAGGCTAAGAATGCTGGATTTTATGTAGATACCCCACAAATTGGAGACATTGTTGCTTTCAAGCACCTAAACTCTAAGAAGTACTATCATGTTGGAATTTATGCTGGTGATGGTATGGTAATTCATGCCAAAAAGCCAGGTACAAAAACAGAAAAGATTGAACTAACAAACGGATGGTTTTCTCAAAGTGAGATTTCCTTTATCAGAGTAATAGAAAATTAATTATGAAAACATATGCAATTATGGGAACCATAAGTCTTGTGGCTAGTCTAACTACCGCAAATGTGTCTCAAAGCGACGAGGATCATTTCTCAGCGACTCAGAGCCTTATTGTTACGAATTATACGATTAGCTTTGATCGTGGCTCATATGAGCTTGTGGAAGCTAATTACGATAGTAAGACCCAGCTGTCTGAGAAAGAACTTGACTCAATTCTTAGACAAGCTGGCTTTTCTGGTAATGGTTTAAAGATGGCAAAGGCTATTGTGTTCTATGAGTCTACCAATAGGCCAATGGCACTAAACAAGTCTAGCAACTGCTATGGACTATTCCAGATTAATATGACTGGCTCAATGGGTCCTGATCGTAGGAAGAAGTATGGCCTAAAGTCTAATGAAGATTTGTACAATCCACTAATCAATGCTCAGATTGCATACCAAATGTCTAGTGGTGGAAAAAACTGGAGTGCCTGGAGTACTGAAAAGATAGCAGTAGCATCTATAAATTAAATTTATGGATTAATTTCTTTAGTTGAAAAATCAATGCCTATAATTTTTTGATATTGAAGAAATAATTGTGGTGACCCTATTCCGTAAATACCTAATGACTGATCACCAGCAAAAACTCTCTTAATCCTTTTGAATGATTCTATGTTTAGGTTCCACCATCTTGAGCTATCTTCCCAATGAAGAGGTCTCTTTGAATTTTCTCTATTATAATTTGAGTACATAAATTTTACTGTTGGCGAGATTAGCCTAATTCCCCTAGTATATGCCCGTATAGCCAAGGTTGGCTCTTCTCCAATAAAATATAAATTTTCATCATATGGTATTTCTGAAATAAGCTTTGTTGTAGAGAACATGTTTCCACCTGCTAGATAGAACTGCTCATCTCCATGTAAAGTATCTACAACAAGTGGCCACTCAGAGTCTCCCTGCAATATGTTTGAAGAGTCTGGCCAGATTGCCTCTATCTTTCTGAGACCATTATAATTTATTAAATTATCTGTTCCATCTTCAGCTATCTCAAATGGGTCTGGGTAATTTGTAAGAATAATCCTGTCCCCCCAAAAATCTTTTGCAGAGTAAAAATTATTAATTATTAAATCATCCCATCCTGATACAAATCTAGAATGAGAATCTATCTGTAAGTAGAAATCTCCCAGTATGGGCTGACTAGATCTTAGTCTTGCCCAACAGACACCAAGACTTTCTGACCAATGAACTTTTTGATACCTTATTTGATTATCTGGAATAAAAAATAGGTCTGGGTGTTCCCAATCTTCTGCTTGAGAAAATATAGAAAAAAAGATATTTTCTTTATTATTTGCATTTTCGAAACAGCTTCTAACGGTATTAACTAGATCTGGATCACGATAGCTTGCAATATTTATAAAGATTATTTTGCCCATGAAACAACAGCATACCTAGTTCCATTAGTAACTTCATTGACAGAATGATTGTATACATATGTAGATGGAAATACTATCATTTCATTTTTTGAAGGCTTATATGAAATATTAAATCTTGGAAAGTTGATCTCTCCTCCATCATAATCATCATTTATGTAATATACAAAAGATACTCTTCTGTGATAATCTGGATGGTCATCAATATGGTTTACAAACTTTTGTCCTACTCCATACTTTAAAATGCCATACGAGTCATGCCAACTAGTACCTATTCCAAAATCATTTTTGTAATCATTTTCTATAATAGAAAAGTTGTCATAAAATAGCTTAGACAGTGATGTATTAAATGCTGTAGTTGGATTAGACAATACTATTTCTGGATTTTCAGAATACGATACCCCGATAGTTAGCGTATCTCTTTTTGTAGTATCTAGCTCACTATCTCCAGATGACTTAACATAAGCTGGGTTCCACGATACTGCTTTACTAGAAACAGAAGATTCAATTTCATCAACTAAATCAATGTCTTCTGAAATCACATTTTTATAAACAACTATTCCTGGTGCTAACTCTTTTTTTTCCATTACCATTTTCCTAAGGGACATGTAGCCTTTTCTAATTTTGTTTTAGAAAACATAAAGCATCCACATTTCTTACACTGCTTTGAAAGTTTTACAAGCTCTGGGCAGGATTGACAAATGCTAAATCTTTCAGCTGCTTTTTCATCAGACGCTCTTTCAACAGATGGGTCTAACAAATCCCATGGACGTGTTTCTCCAAGATTTTTTTTATATTGTTGCCATGGTGTAAGGTCTTCCATTAAGATTATCCCTTTGCTATTATCTTTATAACAAATTATATCATATTAGCATTGTGGCAATCTATAGCTGAATACACAGTTACAGCTAGAATCATATACATAATAATCAGTTGTACATGCCCATTCATCAGTGATGGCATTACAAATTGCTCCAACAGTACATGCTGGTGCAGGTGTTGGAGCTGGGGTTGGAGCTGGGGTTGGAGCTGGGGTTGGAGCTGGGGTTGGAGCTGGGGTTGGAG